TCGCCTGGGTCAAGAAGGAGATGCGTCTCATGCTGGACGAGGAGATCGCTCGTGCGCTCCTTATCGGTGATGGTCGCGACATTTCCTCCCAGGACAAGATCAACGAGGAGAACATCCGACCCATTTGGAAGGACGACTCTCTCTACGCCATCAAGGTCCTTCTCGAGAAGAAGGTCGTCGGTGAGGATCTTGTCGACGCCATCATCAAGTCTTTCGCCGACTACGAGGGTACCGGTACTCCTAAGCTGTACACTACCCAGGCCGTCGTCACCGAGCTGCTCCTGCTGAAGGACAAGATCGGTCGTCGCCTCTATGAGACCAAGGCGTCTCTCGCCGCTGCTCTCGGCGTTTCCGAGATCGTCGAGGTCCCGGTGATGAAGGGTGCTGCCCGCGACACCAAGAAGAACGGTAAGGCCGACCTCGTTGGTATTATTGTCAACCTCGCCGATTACACGATCGGCGCTGACAAGGGTGGCGAGGTCAACATGTTCGACGACTTCGACATCGACTTCAACCAGTTCAAGTACCTGCTTGAGACTCGCATCTCTGGTGCTCTCACCCAACCCAAGACCGCTATCGTCATCGAGCGGAAGCAGGACGAGGGCGCAATCGTTGCTGGCGAGGACTGAGTCTGAACCATGGCACGATTTTCTGGACTGATCGGTTACGCGGTCCAGGTTGAGAAGGCTCCGGGTGTCTGGGACGACCAGATCACTGAGCATCCGTATCGTGGGGATGTTCTGCGCTCGCAGCGGAGCCTTCAAAACGACACCGAGAATCTTCACCAAAGACTGAATGTTAACAACTCCATCAGTATCATTGGTGATCCATTCGCTTACGAGAATTTCTTCGCCATCAAGTATATTAAGTGGATGGGATCTCGTTGGAACGTCACGAATGTGGAAGTCCGACGACCACGGCTGATACTTACGATCGGGGGTCTGTATAATGGGCCGACGCCGTGAGTTGCAGGAAATTCTCGAAAAGATCCTCGGTTCGAGGTCGGTGTATTTTCAACCTCCGTCATCGATCCAGTTGACGTATCCGTGTATCGTATACGAACTCCAAGATCGTGATACTAAATACGCGGACAATGCGCCATATCGCCACATCAAACGTTACGCGGTCACTCACATATCAAGAGATCCGGACGATCCGACTCCTGATAAAATCGCAAACCTCCCGGGCTGTGATACCGACCGCATGTTCCAACGAGATGGGCTGAACCACCAAACCTTCCGTCTATATTTCTAGGAGGCAGAATGGCTACTCTGGAGTGGGACAAGGTCGGCGAGCACCGGTATGAGTCCGGCGTCGATCATGGTGTCCTGTATGTTTGGGATAAGTCTAAGAAGGCTTACGGAAAGGGTGTCGCCTGGAACGGCCTCACCAAGGTCACTGAGAAGCCCTCAGGTGCTGAGGGTACGAAGAAGTACGCGGACAACATCGCGTACCTGAACATGGTCTCGGCTGAGGAGTTCGCTGCGACTATTGAAGCGTTTACCTACCCGGACGAGTTCCTCGTTTGTGATGGTGTCGCAGTCCCCAAGAAGGGTCTTCAGGTCGGGCAGCAGGAGCGTTCCTCGTTCGCTATGTCTTACCGCACTAAGATCGGTAACGACGCTGACGGTCAGGATGCCGACTACAAGATCCACATCGTTTACGGCCTGCTCGCGTCTCCTTCGGAGAAGGGTTATGAGTCTATCAATGACTCGCCTGAGCCTATCGCATTCTCGTGGGAGGCTAAGTCGACTCCGATTCCTCTGAAGGGCTACAAGCCGGTCTCGTCGCTGTCGTTTGTTGCTTCCGACTTCCAGGAGGCCGATCTCAAGAAGATCACCGACAAGCTTTACGGCACCGCTACCGAGGACCCGAAGATCCTCCTCCCCGACGAGGTCTTCGCCACGCTTGGTGTCACCAACAGCCCGGCTGGTCCCTGACGATCGACTAAGAAAGGATGGTCCTAATGCTAACACTCGAGATCGAACCCGTTGAGTACTACAACGACGAAACGGAGACCTTCGAGAGTCGCGGCGGAGGGACCATCCGCCTCGAGCATAGTCTTTTGGCTATGTCAAAATGGGAGATGCGATGGAAGCGACCGTTTCTTCACGCGTCTCCCGAGACTTCCGAAGAGCTTATTCACTACATCAAATGTATGTCTGTGGACGGTGAGATCCCTGAAGATCTTATCTACGGCCTTACTACATCGCAGGTTAGGCAGGTCTCCGACTATTTGGCGGATCCTGCTACCGCATCGTCAGTAACGAGTCGCCAGAAAGACTCGAAATCAAAGGAACAGACCACAACAGAGCTCATATACTATTGGATGGTGGCGCTTCAGATTCCATTCGAGTGCGAGACATGGCACATTAATCGCCTTCTCATGCTCATTCGAATCTGCAACATCAAGAACCGCCAAGCCGACCCCAAGGCTACTAAGATGTCTCAGGATGAGATTGTCCAAGACTATCGACGGGAGAACGAGAGACGCCGAGCAATGCTTGGAACGAAGGGATGACAATGGGAAAGCACGAAGAGTTTCCTGACGAGGCATTCGCCCCGCAGGAGCGTATTGGAACGGATCCTTTCGAGGATCGAGGTATCGAGGTCAGCCAGACCACGGAGGTGATTAAGTGAGCGTCGCTTATGATGTTCTAGCTCGAGCTGCTGCTCGAATCGGGTATTACGCCCCTGACGACCCCAACCCCGGATCTGAGGCTGGGCGTTATTGGGCCGCCCGAACTGGTCAGCAGTGGCTCGCCGGTCCATCCGACTCAGTCTGGTGGTGTATGCTCTTCGTGAGCATGTGTCTCGATGAGTGCGGTCAGATCGACGCTATTGGCGGATTCTCGTTCAACACCGACTACACCGTCAACAAGGTCCGCCAGCATCCGGATGCGTACTTCGTGTCTGTATACGACGCTGCTCCCGGCGACGTTGTCATCTTCAACTGGGATGGCGGCGGTACCGACCACGTCGGCTTCGTTGAGCGTAATCTGGGCGGCGGAGTTCTCCAGACTATCGAGGGCAACACCTCGTCCGGATCTTACGGATCGCAGTCTGCGGGTAACGGTGTTTGGCGTCGAGTTCGTAGCGAGTCCATCGCTTACGTAATCCGCCCGGCTTACTCTGACAGCTCTGATCCCACGCCTTCTGGTCCGACCGACATCACCGCTCTTCAGCGTGCAGTTCGCGCCGAGGCTGACAACGTTGCGGGCCCCGACACTCGCAGCCGTGTTTACGCTGTCTGCGCGGCATCGGATTGGGCTGGTAACCAGTTCCCGTTTGGAGTTGCGTACACTCAGGCGGTCGTCGGAGCAGTTCCTGACGGAATTTGGGGCGATGCTTCTGAGGAGGCGCACGATGCCTGTGTTGAGGCTATCCAGGCTGCCGTCGGCGCTGAGGTCGATGGTGTTTGGGGTGCTGACACGAACGCTCGTGTGACTTCCGCGCTCGACTCTGCTGAGCAGCCGTAAGAGGTCAAAATGGTAGTCCGGAGGTAACAAGATGGGCTTTTCGTTCACAACTACTGGAGACTATTCCCGTACTGAGACTTGGTTAAAAGGTCTCCGCGACGGCAAGTACCTGAAAGTTCTTGACGCTGCTGGGAATAAGGGCGTGAACGCGCTGTCGAAAGCTACACCGGTTGCCTCCGGGCGAACCGCGGGATCGTGGTCTTACGAGATAAAGCGTAAGGGGCGACAAAGCGCGGAGATCGTTTGGAAGAACGATCACATAGAACAGGGTTTCAACGTGGCTGTGGGTCTTCAATACGGCCACGGAACCCGCACTGGGGGTTATGTACGGGGTATCGACTACATCAACCCCGCCTTAAAACCCATCTTCGAGCAAATTCTTAAGGATGTCGAGGGGGCTATCAAGGGTGGCTAGTATTGACGAGCGAATCGTATCGCTCAAGTTTAATGCCGATCAGTTCTCTGACAACGTCGGTAAGTCCATGAGCTTGCTCGACAAGCTTAAGGAAAAGCTAAACCTTAAGGGCGCAGGACAAGGCATCGCCGAACTGAATGGTTCTGTGAACAAGATCGACTTCGGTCCGATCACTAGCGGAATCGATCGGGTGAAAGAGGGGTTCTCCACCCTAGCGGTCGCTGCCGGAACGGCTCTGGGCAATATCGCGACATCGATTGTCTCAACGCTCGGAAGTGCCCTAAACTCCATCTCGTTCCAGCCTATTAAAGATGGTTTCGCTGAGTACGAGCTGGGGCTTAACTCCGTTCAGACGATTCTCAACAACACCAAATCCAAGGGCGAAGACATCAACACGGTTAATGCCGCGTTGAAAGATCTTAACAACTACGCCGACCAGACCATTTATTCGTTCTCCGACATGACTAAGAACGCCTCGTTGTTCACCGCAGCGGGTGTTGGTCTGAAAGATTCCACGGCAGCTATTAAAGGGCTTTCGCAGTTCGCGGCTGTCGCTGGTGTTAACTCGCAAGAGGCATCTCGAGCCATGTTCCAGATGTCACAGGCTATCTCTTCCGGTACGGTGAAGCTCCAGGACTGGATCTCCGTCGAGAATGCAGGTATGGGTGGCGAGCAGTTCCAGGAAGCCTTGAAGCGAACTGCTCGGGCGCACGGTGTCGCCGTCGACGAACTGATCGCCAAGGAGGGATCCTTCCGAGCGTCTCTGTCTAAGGGATGGCTCGACTCGTCCATCATGCTCGAGACGCTGTCTCAGATGGCAGGCGAGTATAACGAAGAGCAGCTTCGCTCGATGGGTTATACCGACGAGCAGATCGCCCAGATTCAGGATCTTGCTGCGACGGGTATGGATGCAGCCACCAAGATTAAGACCTTCTCACAGTTGATCGATGTGATCAAGGAAGAGATGGGGTCTGGTTGGGCTGAGACCTGGCAAATCATCATGGGCGACTTCACCGAGGCTAGCGAGCTTTGGACTGAGGTTGGCGGGGCGATCACCGGTGTATTCAAGAACATGTCGACCGCCCGAAACACCATGCTCCAGGGATGGAAGGATCTCGGCGGACGAACCGAGCTTATTCGTGCTCTAATCGACACGGTCAAAGGGATCGTTCCGCTGTTCTCGGCCATCGGTAAGGCATGGGGCGAGGTATTTCCCCCGATGTCCTCTGAGGGACTCTTAAAGATCACTCACGGGTTCTCTGAGTTTATCCAGAAACTCGTCCCGAGTCAGGAGACCATCGCTAAGGTCGGACGGGTATTCAAGGGTGTCTTCTCGATCATGCATATCGGAGTGACCATCGTCACATCGATTATCAAGGTGTTCGGGAAGGTATTCTCGGCTTTCGGTAGCGGCTCTGGTGGCGTTCTGTCTTTCGCTGCGACTCTCGGCGATCTCGCCGTAAAGCTCGATCAGTTCTTGACTGGATCCGGACGTTTGCAGCACTTCATCGAGGGCTTCGGAACGATTGTCTCGGGCGTCATTCGAACGGTCATATCCTTCATCACAGGGATCGTGAAGTCTGTCACCGATTGGGCAAAATCTGTCGATCTCATCGAGAAGATGAAAGACGCTTGGCGTGGTTTTGCAGATTCCATGTCGGGTGTTAAAGACGCTTTCAATAAGGTTATCGGTGTATTCACTCGATATGATCAGTCTTTGGCTGTCGCACAATCCGCTGGTAAGGGTGCTTCGTACGTCGTCGACAAATTGAAGTCTGCTTTGACTGGGCTCTGGAATGTTCTTCAGAAAGTCGCCCCATACATCAAATCGGCTTTCGATAAAGTCTTCGACGTCGTCGGTAAGATCGCCAGTGGTATGTCGCTCGACGCTATTCTTAAGAGCCTCTTCACCGTCGGTGGGATCGGACTCATCCATAAATTCATGGGCGTTCTCGGCGGCGTCCAGGGGATTCTTGATAAGTTCAAGAACATGGAGTCGACTCCTGGTCTTCTCGATCGTATCAAGGAAGCCTTCTCGTCACTCACGGATTCGCTCAATGAGATGCAGAGCACCCTTAAGGTCGCACAATTGATGCTTATCGCAATCGCGATCGGTATCTTAACCGCAAGTGTCTATGCGCTCTCTAGGATCCCGGCCTCGTCGCTTCTTAAGGCTACTGGTGCCATATCCGTGATGATGGGTCAGTTGGCTGTTGCTCTTCTGGCTTTCACAAATGTCATGGACAAGACTGACACCTCAGACCTAGCCAAGACTGCTATCGGTCTTATTCTGATAGCAATCGCAATCCGGATTCTCGCCGGGGCGGTGAAAGCTATGTCTGAAATCGAATGGAAAGATCTCCTTAAGGGTTTGGGATCCGTCCTTGTCTTGTTGGCGGGTATCACAGTCGCTATGCGATTCATGGACTCTAAGTCTGGATCTTCCATGCGAGCAGCCGCGGCTATGATCCTTATCGCATTTGCGATCCGGATCCTATCCAAAGCTGTTGAGAAGTTCGGCGAAATGGACTGGAAGAAGCTCACTAAGGGTTTGATATCTGTTGGGCTTCTGTTGGCAGGTATCACCCTGGCTATGAAGTTCGCGGGTACCGGCCCGAGTATGGCTGGCGCTCTCGCTATCGTAGCCATCGCTCTCGCTATCAAGATGCTTGTGCCTCCAATCGAGACGCTCGGCAACATGTCCTGGAAACAGCTCGTCAAGGGGCTTGGCGCAGTGGTCGTTATTCTAGCGGCTATTGCGGCGTTCAGCAATTTCTCCGGCGGAGCAATGGGTCTTCTCAGTGCCGCTGGATTGGTTATCATTGCTTATGGCATTGGTATGATCGCAGATGTGGTGACAGATCTTGGAAAGCAGAACTGGAAGACACTGGCAAAAGGCCTTCTTTCCATGGGTCTTGCGCTTCTGGCTGTGGGAGCTTTCATGGCCCTGGTTCCCCCGACGGGTATTATCGCGGCAGCTGGATTGGTTGCTACGGCATATGCTCTAAAGATCATCGGTGATGTGATGATGAAGTGGGGCAAGATGTCCTGGTCCGAGATCGGGAAGTCGATGGTCATGCTGGCCGGCACACTTCTCATTCTCGGTGTGGCCGTGACCGCTATGGTCTTCGCCCTGCCAGGCGCTCTTGCTCTGATGGTTATCGCGGGGGCACTCCTTATGCTATCCCCGGTACTCATGTCATTCAGCAAGATGTCCTGGACTGAGATCGCTAAGGGTCTCCTCATGTTGGCGGGTACTCTAGCCATATTCATCATCGCTGGATATGCCGTATCGCCGGTCATCGTGCCTCTAATGCTTCTTGCGGCAGCCATTACCCTTATCGGTCTTGCCACGTTAATGGCGGGTGCCGGTGTGCTTATGTTTGCTGCGGGTATCGGTGCTCTAGTCGCCGTTGGCGCAGCCGGTCTTGAGGTTCTTGGCGGTGTTCTGACGACCCTTGCCAACTCGATTCCCGAGTTCGCAACTAAGGTCGCGGAAGGTATCGTCAACTTCACAACGGAGCTGGCGAACAACACCGAGACACTGAAGCAAAACTTCGTGTCAATCGTATCGTCGATGATTCAGGGGGCTATCGAGCTCCTCCCGCAGTTCACCGAACTTGCGATCACGATCATTACATGTTTGTGTGTAGCTGCCAAAGCTTGTATCCCCCAGATCATCGACACAGGTTGGACTATCATTATATCCTTCCTGGAGGCGATGAGGGACAACATTGGTCCGGCCACAGACATCGGTATTGATATTGTTCTCAACTTCCTCAATGCGGTGAGAGCACGACTTCCTGATATCGTTCAGGCTGGTTGGGATCTTGTCATTGACTTCATCAACGCCATGACCGAAGGACTTCGCAACAATGGACCCCGTCTTCGCCAGGCGATTCGGGAATTCATTAAGGAGTTCATTAACCAGGCTAAGCTGGCGCTGACTGAGGAAGTATCTAACGTTAAGCGCAAAGCCGGTGAAATCGGCCAAGCTATTCTTGACGGTATTAAGAACACCATCAACAACGGTATCGAGTCTGTCAAGACGACCGCGAAGAACATGGCTAACGGAGCTCTTAACGCCGCTAAGGCGGCTCTCGGGATTAAATCACCTTCGAGGAAGTTCCGTGAGGTTGGTCGATTCGCGATCGCTGGTTTCGTTCAGGGTGTTGACCGAAATTCGGGCCTTGCAGAGGCCTCAACACGTCGAGCCGCGATCAACTCGCTTGACGCCTTCCAGAAGGTTGTCGATGACAAAGGTATCGATGGCAACGGTCTCCACTCGCCGACGATTCGTCCGGTGATGGATCTCCAAGACGTCGAGAACGGTCAACGTAAGATTGGCCAACTCTTCGCAAGTGGTGTAAGCGTCAAGGGCTGGGCTGATTACACCAGACGGACCTCTGACCTTGCTGGTTGGGGTATTCGGGATGGTAATGCTCGACTCTTGACAACTCGCATGCTGAACGAGGCTTGGGCGAAGCGGCTCTCCGACGAGGGTCAGCAAGCGGCCCCGATTCAGTTCATTCAGAACAACACGTCGCCTAAGGAACTGTCGGCTATCGACATCTACAGGCAGACGCAGAACCAGCTGTCAATGGCAAGGAGGGCTCTCAGCTCGTGATTAAGTCAGTCGTAGCCACTGCATATTCTGGCGAGCGACTGGAGCTTGTTCTCAACGACCCATGGGGAGACGGTATCGCGGTATTCGAAATCGGCGGTATCGGGCCTGCGAAGGCCACAATCCACACCTCATCGGTTGCGTCTATTGACGGCGACGCGTACAGCGGATCTAGGGTGGGTGGACGAAACATTACACTCACCCTGGGTCTTCTGGATCTCCCTGACGTGGAGAAGGCGCGGCACAAGCTCTATCGTATATTCCAGCCTCGCCAGCAGGTTAATCTGGAGTTCCACACCAATTATAGGAATCTCCACATCAACGGTTGGGTTGAGAGTGTCGAACCTAACATCTTCTCGCAAAGTGAGGAGGTCAAGGTCTCGGTCATCTGTCCCGATCCATATTTCTATGGCCTTGACGATGAGCGCGCGCAGATCTTCCCATTCCGGATCGAAGACCCCAACTTGGAGTTTGAGTTCCAGGATCCGGTGAATGTCTCGCCATCACTCGAGTTGTCGAAGCGTAAGGACGAGTACGAGACGTTGATCGACTACCTCGGGGACGCCGAGGCCGGGGTGACCATCACGGTCGTAGCCACCGGAGTCGTTCGCAATTTCGCCATATGGAATAGAATCACTAACAAGAAGTTCTCAGTCGACACCGACGATTTCGATAAAGTCGGACAGCCTACCGAACTTCGTGAGGGTGACTCAGTCGTCATTACGACACACCAGGGCAACAAGCGTGTATACCTTTACAAGAAGGGCAGCACGACTCCGATCAATATTATTCAGTGCATTCCGTTGAATAATGACTGGTTGACATTGTGGCCGGGTCGTAACATCATGTTCTTCCAAGCGGACGTCGGCAAAGATGCTATGGAGGTCTCTGTCGAGGTTCAAGTTCGGTATTCGGGGGTGTGATATTTGGAAATTGTCTTGCTTGATTATTGGATGAAGCCGACAATCATCATCGATCAGATCGAATCGGCCATCTGGACGAAGCGTTTCAACAAGTGCGGCGACTTCGAAGTAAAGCTCCCCCTTTCAATCCTTCTCGACACTGAGATCAAACACCACCAGAACATATATTTCCCCCAATCTGGGGATTATATGCTGATCGAATCACTCCAACTCGATACGGATTCCGAAAAAGGCGACACGATCACCATCAAGGGACGCACATACGATTCGATCCTCGACAGACGAATTATCCAGAATCGGACAATTCTGAATGTTGGGATGATCTATGCTGTTTACGCCTTGTTGAGTGAGAATGTCCTCAACCCAACCAACGCCAATCGCAAGATGAATGAGGTCGGTTGGCTTTGGCCTCAGAACATGCCGAACGATAAGGCCGGTTGGGTCAATGCGCAGTATACGGGTGACAACCTTCTCGACGTCATCCAGAAACTGTGCCAAGAGCGGAATGTCGGATATTGGATGCCATATGTACCCAAAGGTCCGGCTGATAACAAGTATCAGTTCCAGCTCTATTGGGGTCACGAACGACACTTCACCCAGAAGAAGAATCCATACGTTATATTCTCGCCGGATTATGACAACTTGCGCAAGACCAAATTCCTCACCTCCACGACGAAGGAGAAGAACGCAGCCCTTGTCGCGGGTGCCGGCGAAGAGCCCAACCGTAAACGTCTTTGGCACGAAAACGGCGTCATGAGCGGATGGCTCCGCAAGGAGCTGTATGTCGATGCCAAGGATGTTCGCGAGAAGGACGAGAACAACAAGGATATTCCTGGCGATAAGTATTGGGAACTTCTCAGACAGAAAGGCCGAGAGAAGCTCGTCGATTGTATAGTGACGTCGGTCTACGATGGTGAGATGTCTCAGACTTCCCAGTTCAAATTCGGACGGGATTTCGATCTCGGCGATGTGGTCCAGATCCAGAACGGACTCGGCATGATGAATGTGGGCCGATGCACCGAGTATATTCGCTCGTTCACATCTAGCGATGGTTGGAAAGAGTATCCCACCTTCGAAACCTACTATATTCCGCAGGAGTAATTATGGCACTCACATACGGATTTTATAGCTCCACAAATGGCGACCGTAAGTACTCAGCGGACCAGTTCGGATCCCTGTTCGAGGGGATCATCACGAACGGGGTCTTCATGGGTATCGGCAGAGCCCTGGAGGTTACCGCCGGCAACAACCTCGCCGAAACGGGTCTTTACGTAACTGTGAAGTCTGGACGGTGTTGGTTTAACCATACCTGGTTGGACAATACGGACGACTATCGAGTATCCATCGAACCTCCCGATTCTCTGTATGACAGGGTCGATGCTATAGTTGTCGAAGTCGATAAGACTCCGGGTGTCCGCAAGTCGTCCATTATAGCAGTCAAAGGCACGCCGGCGAGAAGCCCTCAGATCCCGCCTTTGTATGCCACACCCGAGAAAGCCCAGTTCCCTCTGGCTTTTGTTCGAGTGACTCGCGGTGTCCCGAACATATTTAGTTATTCCATCGTGAACAACCGAGGGAATAGCTCATGCCCGTGGATCACCGGCCCGCTGAAGATTCTCGATTCGTCGTCGATCACTAAGCAGTGGGGGTCTGAATGGGCTCGGTGGTACCGCGATATTAAGTCGTCCACTGACGCCATGAAGGACGAGATGTTTGCGGACTTCAAGCGCCGGTATGACGCTTGGGTTCTTTATATGGAGGACCGTCTGGCAGGTAACCAGGCAGCAAACCTCCAGTTCCAGATCGAGCGCCTTAAGGAACTCATCGGCGACGGGACTGAGGCTGAGCGCCAGGTCTTCGACACCATCGAGGATGGTAACGGTCTCACGCTGATGGATTCTGTTGGAGCTCCCATTGTTGGCCGACGCATCTTCAAGTTGCAGTAAGGAGTAACCATGCCGGATCTTAAGCCGAAACGGTGGAACGGCAAATACCCGGATCGGGTTAACACTTCAAACGCCGATGCTTTAGTGGTTGACACGGGGGATGGGACGAATATCCTCTATATGGAGGATATGAAACGTTACGTCCTCGAGAACGCTGGAGCAGGCATCGAAGGCAAACAGGGCCCCCCAGGACCTGCTGGACCTGCTGGTCCGAAAGGAGCTGACGGTAAGCCAGGACCTAAAGGAGATAAAGGTGAACCGGGCGAACGAGGCCCAGCTGGCGAGAGAGGTCCGCAGGGTCCGCAGGGTCCGCAGGGACCTCCGGGGGGCGGCGGTGGAGGCGGTACTCCAGGAGCTAAAGGCCCGACAGGTGATAAGGGACCCCAGGGACCAACCGGCGATAAGGGACCGACAGGTGATAAGGGACCCCGAGGAGACAAGGGACTAGCCGGAGATCCCGGATCCCGAGGCGCTGCTGGACCGTCAGGACCGTCAGGACCGCAAGGCCCGGCTGGACCAGTTGGCGAGAAGGGCCCCCGAGGTGATAAAGGCCCAACTGGCGATCAAGGCCCACAGGGTCCTCCAGGACCTGGTGGCGCTGGAGGCGGACAGAGCGCTCAGGATTTAGTCGATCTTATGATTATCAAGAATGCTCTCAATCCATCATGGACTGGCACAAACCGCAACACGAATGGGCAGCCGATCCCGTCCTCAGATGTGGCATGGATCCGAAATTCCAATGGTAATCCTTTCTATCGCCCCACCGGGGTTTCTGCGACGTGGAAGCCTCCTCAGGTTGGTGACTACTACTGGGATAACAGCGGAACGTGGTGGTATATTGCGGATTTCAACTACTTCCGTTCGCCCGGACGTCTGACCACCCCACACATGGTTCTCTGTTGCACTCCCGGCGCTCGTATGGACCGTATGTACACCACTCGAGACAACTCGAATGGCTACTGGGGTTGTGGCTTCGTCCAGTGGGGCATCACCGACATTCTCAGAAACACGGTGAACACCTTCTGGGGTCAGGGTGCCCGAATCATGTCGATCTATCTTCAGCAGTCTGCTAGTATGGTTGACGGAAGGGTCTCCACGACCGCCGAGCGCCTTTCGGACGTTTGGCTCCCCACGGACATGCAGGTGTTCGGGGCACGTGTTCTCTCGGTCCGACAGTATTCTGAGTCACCTAACCTGCCCGCTCACACGGGTTCAATGCAGTTCACCCTATTTAATAGGTATCCTGAATTGGCGTTTGATACACTCAAAGGTATGGTTAATACCCCGTCAGACACTGAGCGTTACAAATGGCTCGCTGACCCTCTCTCGGACGGCAACTGGACCGTCATCGATAACCTGAAGCGCACGATGAGTTGGAACTATGCGGACGCGACCTGTCGCTCGATGGCATGTCTCTGCATTAGCTAAGGAGATTATATGAAGATCAAAGATTTCGCAAAAGTCTCCGACGTTAGGGGGGACGACGTATTCATCCACGACGGCGAGCGGGGGACCAAGACTATCAAGGCCTCGGATCTCCCGTACGCACTGTTCGAAGACCTCCCGCTGATGCACAAGAATGTGTTTCGCGGGAAGAATCTCGGGACGAGGATGACGGCCGACCAGATCGCTCGAGTCCGCGATGGATCGTTCAAGGATCTGTGGATCGGTGACTATTGGGCGAGCGATGGTATGCCTTGGCGTATCGTGGATATTAACTACTGGAATGTCCACAACGCCCTGACGATCCCGCATCTCGTCATTATGCCCGATCGATCGCTGTACAAGCAGTCGATGTACGACAACGACACCACCTCGTCGAACTCCTTCTGGGGGTCCAAGGTGTGGAACAGCATCGGACAGTGTGGGGACTTCGCCTCGAAGGTGTTCGACCTCTCGTATATTCGTACGCACGTCGACTCGTATATGTCTTCGGTCGCGGGCAGCGGTGGCGCGTGGGAGCGTTACTACTTCAAATCTAAGACGGTGGACGCGGCTGTTAAATTCATCATCCCCAATGAGGTCATGGTGTACGGCTGCCGCATCGCTGTTAGTTCCCCGATGGGCTCGGACGGTCTTCACGAGGTATCCAGCCGTCAGCTTCAGCTGTTCCGTATGGGATACAACCCCGGAGCGCAGGACTCAGACTTCTGGCTTCGCGACCAGACATATCTGAGTCAGTACGGTCTCTTCGGCGACAAGGTCGTGAACCCCGGCGCACCGCTCATCAACGCTCCTATGGAGTATGCCGGTGAAGGTCTTCAGTCGGACCAGCATGGCGTCCGTCCAGTCTTCGCCGTTGGTTAATATTCTAACAACGCGGTAGGATCATATCCCTTGTGTGATCCCATGCACGTATAGGAGGAATCCATGCCGCACGTGCTGGAACTGACCGTGACTATCGCGGCTTCAGTCCTGGCGAGCAGCGGGTTCTGGGCGTTTCTGTCAGCTCGATCAAGCAGGCATAGCGCCCAAACCCAACTCATGCTCGGACTCGCGCATGATCGCATTGTGCATCTGTGTATGACCTATCTGGATCGTGGTTATATTCTAAAAGATGAATACGACGATCTAGTGAAGTACCTCTACAAACCATATTCGGCCTTCGGAGGTAACGGCCTTGCTGAGAAGGTGTTTGAGGAGGTCAAGGAGCTCCCGATTAGGCGCTCCACACCGCTCGAAGTTACTGTAGAATTCGAGCGAAAGAATAAGGCCGAGAAGTTTCGGAGAGAGAATGACACTCACTAACAAGACGTACGATCGCCTGAAGTTCGTCACTCTTATCGCTCTTCCTGCCCTTGCCACTTTCTATCTGACTGTGGCGCAGATCTGGCACCTGCCTTCAGCCACTGAGGTTGCGGCCACGATCACTGCGATCGACACCTTCTTGGGTGCTCTGCTAGGGCTGTCGAGCAAGAACTACACGCCTCCGACGGATGGTACGCTCCACGTGACCTCCGGGAACGAGACGTACGCCAAGATCGATACCCCGACCGATGACGTCCTCAAGAAGGGTATCATGACGCTTGACGTTAAGAAGCTCGAGGCCTGAGGCGCGGAGAAAACTTGGTGTTTAATGAGCCCCACTCACGAAAG